TGAAAGGTGGAAAAGCTATGGCAAAAAATAAAAAATCAAAAAAAGCTGATATGTTAACTGCTAAAATGTCTAAAGATAAAAAAGGCAGAGCAATGTTGAAAGGCAAAAAATAATGGCTGGGCTAGGAAAACAAACAAGAGGAAATGGTATTGCTAGAGTAGGTTTAGCAAAAGGTACACTTCCTGATTTTAATAAAGACGGTGAAATTACACAAGCTGATGTTTTAATTGGTAGAGGTGTAGTTAAAAAAGCAAAAGGTGGATCTGTTAAAAAAGATACACACATAACTAAAGATGGTAGAGTTGCTAAAAAAGGACTTTACTATTACATGAACCGTGCAAAAAAATTAGGAAAAAGTAAACCTGGTAAAGGAACTGTTTCTGATAAGGCATTAAAAGCTTCAGCTAAGACAGCTAAAAAATAATGGCTGGACTTGGTATTCATACCAGAGGTTGTGGCAAAGCTAGAGTTTTAAAAGCCTCTGGTGGATCTGCAGCATGGCAAAGAAAAGAAGGTAAATCAGAATCAGGTGGTTTAAATAGAAAAGGTATTGCATCTTATAGAGCTGCTAATCCTGGTTCTAAATTATCAATGGCAGTAACGACAAAACCCAGTAAGTTGAAAAAGGGTTCAAAAGCTGCTAATAGAAGAAAGTCTTTTTGTGCTAGAATGTCTGGCATGAAGAAAAGATTGACCTCTGCAAAAACTGCACGAGATCCAAACTCAAGAATTAATAAGTCTCTACGTAAGTGGAACTGTTAATATAACAAAAAAGGAAAGATATGGACGCTGTAACATTTATAAGTAAACTTCAAAAATTTATCAGAGATTCTTACCAAAACATCGGTGACGCTATGATATCTGGAACAGTTGACAGTATGGAGAAATACAAGTATATGCAAGGACAGGCAAATGCCTACCAAACAGTAATTCAGGAAATCTCTAACCTGCTAAATAAGAAGGAGCAAAACGATGAAAAAGGAAACGTTATCGACCTCGGAAAAGGAAATACCAAAGATAAACCTAGGTCTTGAAGAAAAATATAAAGAAGAAGCTAAGACAGCTGAACCTACTAAAGAACCATTAAATCCAGAAAATATAAAAGCTGTAGTTGATGAGTTACCAACACCAAGTGGTTGGAGAATTTTAGTATTACCATTCACACCAAAAGAAAAAACATCGGGTGGATTAATTATTGCACAAGAATCATTAGACCGTTTAAGAATAGCTACTAATTGTGGTTATGTTTTAAAAATTGGACCTCTTGCATATTTTGATAAAGAAAAATATCCAACAGGACCATGGTGTAAAAAAGGAGATTGGGTTATCTTCGCGCGCTACGCGGGCTCGAGATTACCAATAGAGGGCGGTGAAGTTCGTATATTAAACGATGATGAAGTATTAGGAACAATTCCTGATCCTGAATCTGTACTTCACTATATATAAACCATAGGAGAAAACTATGCCAGAAGACAAAAACGCAAAGACAGTTGATATAGATACTTCAGGACCAGAGGTTGATGTTGAGTTTGATTACACAGCAAAAACAGAACCTGAGTTTGAAGTAAAAGAAGAAACTGTTAAAGAAGTAGTTAAAGAAGAACCTCGCTCCTCGACACCAGAAACTAAAGTCGAGAAACAAGAAGCGAGCGACGAGAAGCAAGACGCTAAGAAAGACGAATTAGAAGATTACAGTGAAGGAGTGCAAAGAAGAATTGCAAAACTAACTAAGAAGATGAGAGAAGCAGAACGTCAAAGAGAAGAAGCAGTACGCTACGCTCAAAACGTAAAAGCTGAAAAAGAATTACTTACAAAAAGATTTAGTTCTTTAGAAACAACATCTTTAAAAGATAGAGAAGCTAAAATTGCATCAGGATTAGAAGCTGCGAAAGGCAAGTTAGGACTTGCTAGAGAAGCTGGAGATCTTGCAATTGAAATTGAAGCTCAAAAAGAAATTGCTAGACTTGGTTATGAAGAAGCAAGGCTTCAAGAAATGAAGGAAATTGCATCTAGAGAATCAGTTAAGCAACCAAATACAATTTCAGAAGTAAACGTTCCAAGACAAAATACACCTATTGGAAGTCCAAGAGCAGAAGCATGGGGAGATAAAAACCAATGGTTTGGTAAGGATAAACCTATGACTTACACGGCTTTTGATATCCATAGACAGTTAATTGACGAGGAAGGTTATGATGCTGAAAGTGACGAATATTATGCGGAAATTGATAAAAGAATAAGACTTGAGTTTCCCCATAAATTTGATAAGAATGCAACTACGGAATCGACTAAACCGACACAAGTAGTAGCTTCAGCGAAGCGAAGTGTAAAACCTGGTCGCAAAACTGTGAGACTCACACCTTCTCAAGTTGCTATCGCTAAAAAATTAGGAGTGCCATTGGAAGAATATGCGAAACAATTAAACATCACGAAGGAGGTATAGGCATATGACAAACGAAAACATTAAGACCCCACGTGCGAGCCAAACTAGGGCTACTGAAAAGAGACCTACAACTTGGACTCCACCATCCAGTTTGGATGCACCGCGCCCAAAAGACGGATTTAAACACCGTTGGATTCGACTTGAAATTTTAGGTCAGGATGACACTAAAAACGTTTCGAATAAATTAAGATCAGGATGGGAGTTAGTGAGAGCTGACGAATATCCAGGTGAAAATTTTTCAACAATTCAAGAAGGAAAATACGCGGGAGTTATCGGACATGGAGGCCTTGCGCTGGCAAGGATACCTGAGGAGATCGCAAAAGCTCGTGACGAGTACTTTGCAAAAAGGACAAAGGAACGAGAAGACGCAATAAATAACGATGTCTATAAGGATCAGCACCCAAGTATGCCTATCAATAGTGAGAGGCAAACTCGTGTAACTTTCGGTGGTACCAACAAAAAATAATTTTTTGGTAATACCAACGATTAAACAAACTTAAACAAGGAAAAACTTATGGCTAACGCAGACGCGCCTTTTGGTCTATTACCAATCGGCAAAGTTGGACAGAATAGAGATGCTCAAGGTTTAAGTGAATATAGTATTGCAGCGAATGCTTCAGCAATATTCCAAAATGATCCAGTTCAAGCTTTGAACACAGGAACAATTGGAGTTGCTATAACAACAAACGTTTCATTACTAGGTTCATTAAACGGAGTTTTCTATACAGATGCTTCAACTAAAAAACCGACATGGGCTAACAATCTGAAAGCTTCTAATACAGCTACAGATATCGTTGGTTTCGTGACGGATGACCCTTATGAGAGATACGAAATCCAAGCTACTAGTACATTAGCTCTTACAGATATTTTCTTAAATGGAAGTATTGCGTATACAGCTGGATCAACGGCGAATTATGTTTCTAAAACAGAAATTAATTCAACGGTGTTCACTACTGATACTGGACAATTACGTATCGTTGGAGTTGCAAAAGGCTTCAATAATGAATTATTAAATGATACAACTTACGCTACTAACGTAGTAGTAACTGCTATCGTTAATAATCATTTCTATAAACAATTAACAGGAATATAGGAGTATAAATTATGGCTATTTCTAGAGGACAACTAGTTAAAGAACTAGAGCCAGGATTGAATGCACTATTCGGCCTGGAATATAAAAGATACGAGAATCAGCATCTTGAAATTTTCGATACTGAAACTTCAGACAGAGCTTTCGAAGAGGAAGTAATGTTATCAGGTTTCGCTAACGCGGAAATCAAGCCGGAAGGATCTGCAGTTGTATTTGACAATGCGCAAGAAACTTTCACAGCTAGATACACTCATAATACCGTAGCACTTGCTTTCGCAATCACTGAAGAAGCGATTGAGGACAATTTGTATGACAGACTTGCGTCTAGATATACAAAAGCTTTAGCAAGATCTATGGCAAACACTAAACAAGTAACTGCAGCTAACGTTCTAAACAACGGTTTCAGTACATCTTATGTAGGTGGTGACGGAGTTTCTTTAATAAACTTATCACACCCAACTATTGCTGGTTCATTCAGTAATACATTGGCTACACAAGCTGACTTAAACGAAACTTCTCTTGAACAATCGTTGATTGATATCAACTCGTTCACAGATGAGCGTGGTTTAAAAATTGCAGCTCAAGGTGTTAAATTAATCATTCCAAAAGAATTACAATTCACTGCGGAAAGATTAATGAAATCAGCTGGAAGAACACAAACTGCTGATAACGATATCAATGCGATCAAATCAATGGGAATGGTTCCACAAGGTTACGTGGTTAACAATTTCTTAACTGATACTGATGCATTCTTTATCAAAACTGACGTTCCAAACGGTATGAAGATGTTCGTAAGAGCACCTATCAAAACTGCTATGGAAGGTGATTTTGATACTGGTAACGTTAGATACAAAGCT